GAAACCAAAAACTGAGCTAGTTGTTCGGTGTAAATAAATGAATACATTTCGACACCACAGCCACCGCTTTCAATCATATAGCTTTCGCCGCTAATCTCTTTAAGCTTGTCGGCTAATTCTTTATCGGTGAATTTTATAATAGTATTTTTTTTCATTTATTCACCTCACACAACATTGTCATTTTGGTTAGTATCTTTATCGGCTTCACCGCTTTCGGTTAGCGGTATTCCCTTAGACTCGTTTGTTGGTCGCCCGCCCTCGATATTAGTTCCATCACTAGCGCTTTCGCTATCGCCATTTGCGTTCATATGAATTGGTTTGTTATACGAGTCAATCGTTAAGCCTAAAACGCTGTCCTCTAAATATGCGAGGTTTACAAGGTCTACTGGCGAAAAATCTAATGAAGCCGCATATGCGATTTTAGCGCCAGTAACGCCATACATAGCCGCCTTAGAATAAGTATCTTGGACTTGCTCCTTGTTATAAATTGACTGTCTCAAAAATCTAATTTTGAAACTGTACGATTTACCTTTGTACTTCTGCAACAGATTAAAGTTACGCTCAATCTGGTCTAAGAGAGCGAATGTAATTTGCTCATCTGGTTTTGTTGATAAGATGAGCGCCGATGACGTTGTAGCTTCCGTAGAGCCGAATATAAGCGGAGAGCTACCAGAAGCCGCCCAGAAGCTATCTCTAGCTTTGTTGACTGCGTCTGTGTCACCAACATTTGGACTATTGAAAGAGAAGTCATCTATAGAGAACGGCGAAAGAATTAAGCCGATACCAGACGGTAAATTTTGTGCCGCTTGATTGTAATATTTCATTGCGATATTAAAGTCAAGTTTCGGCACTCCATCGTCATCAGTGTCTTGTTTCATAACAAGCACTTTATAATTCTCGATTTCTGTTTTAGCCTTTGCTAAAGTTCTGTAGTCCTCTAAGTCGAGAATTTCCTTAAATACACCCAAAAAGAATGGAAGTATAACTGTTGGGTCTGAATCTGGTTTAATACATATTTGCTTACTGGGTACATACCAACGCTTCGCCGTATCTCTTTGGTATTCCACATAAGCTTGTTCAAACTCCGTCCCATATGCCTCTAACAAATATTTACTGCTAGTGAAATAAGACATATCAAATGCAAACCTAAAACAATTATCTGCGATAAGAAGAATCTTTACGTAATTTATAGGACACGATTTCAGCCAGAACGAATGTTCGTCCTCGATAACAATCCCGCAAAAAGCGCCTTGCAACAACGCCAATGATATAGCTTGTGGAGCTGTTTGCTTCATCGTGTATCGCTCAAAATCGTTTATCGTTTCAATATAATTCTTCCTAAACTTCGCATCCTTTGCGGCAGTTAATTCTTTGGTTAGTACATTGTCTGGGACTATGTAGTAATTAAAAGTCGGAAGTGTAGAGTAGTAGTTAATTAGACGACGATATTGCGGAGATGTAATGTAAAGCCATAAACTCATTTGTCGCAATCTTTGCATATTTGAAGATGTCGTCGGATACTCCAACATATCAGCAAGGTCTTTCGCCGTATACTTTCTGCCGATATAAGACTCCGAACGAGAGTTTATTAAATCTTGAACAATCTGTTCTTTAACTTTTGCAAACATGGTTCGCTCAAACCCTAATATATACTCTTGCTGTTCGGCAGATAAATCATTAAAACTCTTAATACCTACACACCCCCTTTCTCTATTTAATAAAAACAGCCCAACCATATCTGGCGTGGGCTGTGGCTAAATTTAAAACTTCCTTATAACTGGTTTCTTGAATACCATCTTAAACTCAAGGTCATCGTCGTCTTCGTTATTTCGCTGTTTACGGGCTATTCTCTCTATGACGTAGTTGTTATACGCCATCGATGAATATCTATCCTTACGCTTGCCGCTACGCTCTCTGAGGCGTATTTTAGTACCGTTTATCTCCGCCTTAAGGTTAATAAGCTCATCAACCAAAAGGGATGTTTGAACGTATGGCATCAACATATCTATCTGTTCTTTTGACGACATTTTTCTGAACTTCGGATTGTTTTCTAAAAACTTATTTTTAGCGTCTAACTGGTCTATCAATAAGTTAATCTTCCCAACATCTATCGAGTTTCTTAAATATGTTGCAATCCTGTTGTTGAACTCTGCATTCGCCTTGATAGACCACACACAGCGTTTAGCATTTCTTACCTTACACCTAGAAGCCATATAGTCTTTTTGGCTTACTGTCGTTAAAGCGCCATATGACATTCCAGTTTTCGGGTCATACCTATCTTGACATATATAATCAAAAACTGGTGTTCCAATACCATTCGTATCGAGAACCAAGTCTGTACAATTATACAGGTAGAAATATCTCATAATGTACATACCGAGTTCATCTGTTGTCAAACCTTCATACGATACGCCAAGAACGTAATTTGAAACGAATCCGCCGTTCTTGTTTGGTATTGCGCAGTTTAATAAAATAGAACTAGCATCATTCTTATGTTTAACAGAAGCCATCAGCGCAACGTCAACCGACAATACCCTTCGTTCGCCACGTCCGAGTTGCGGCACTTTTTCTTTACCGCTCATTACATCTTCGAGTTTCGGGAACGCATTTTCAAGTACACGGCGTTTGGCTATATTATCCAACCTAAAGAATGACTCTTCTGTATCGCCATAGAACATGCATTCCATTTCCATCATCCAAGTTAACTCGTTGAAATCGTCTTCCGACATTTCGTCTTCAACTCTTTCACGAGAAAGGAGATGTTCAAGTATCGCAATCTGGTATGGGATACAGCAAGCGAAGTATCGCCTATATGTTGGCGCTACCATCTGCTTTACATATGTCTTTAATTTCTTATAACTCCAATGTGATTTATACCACGCAGAAGATGCATATAACTCTTTATTCTGTTCCCGTGGGTAGTCTTTGTACTCTGGCTTATTAAGGAAAGCGGGTTCACGGTCTGACGATAAGAATTTCTTTAATACGGTATCTATAACATCTTTATCTGTCTGGACAAACTCATCGACAAATAAAATGTTAGCTCTGTTACCACGAGCCGTATCAGACATTGTGACTACTTTAATCCAAGAGCCATTTTTAAAATAACACTCGCCCGCATTTGAGTTTATTTTGATATCTTTTTGTTTGCCATTGTCAGCTATCTCATACCTAAGATTCATTGACTTTTTCATCAATTCATCCTGTATTTTAGATAGGACAAGGTTTCCTTGCGTCCTTGTGCTTGACGCAATAACGATTTTACTATTCGGGTATAATATACATCTGACGCAACAGAATATTGCAATCAGATATGTTTTGCCTAATCCACGAGAACTGAATAGTATAAAAAAATTGCTGTAATTCATCATGAACAGCAATATCTTTTGAAATAATCTTAATGTAATTCCGTCAAAATAATCTTCGACAAAACGATGCGGGTTGCTTCTGTAGAACGCAGTAGCACGCCCAACGGTATCCATTAACTTCTTTTCTCGCTTCTCTTTAAGCTGACTAATAGATAATTTTGCGCTCGATGTCAACCATTTTCACCCCCGTCACCGAAGATATCATCAGTAGATAAATCCTCATCTTCTTCATAGTGCGGTTTTGTGACTGTATACTTGGCAATCTCTTCATCGTACATATCCGAAAACTCGTTTCTCTTTCCGAATACTCTAGTCAGTCCACCAAAGAACCATGTGCCTATATACTTCGCAATACCATCGACATCTTCAAATTGTGGGTCTTTCGGTATTGGTCTATCCTCTTCAAACTTTTCTATAAGTTCGCCATATGAATAAGTGTCTTTATCTTCTGTATCCGTAATCGGTTGAAGGTTAGCCGCACTTATAGTATCATTTAAGCTTTTGACCAACTTACTGATATCAGCGCCGCTGTTAGCCGCATTTCTTATGTTAAGTTGCATGAGGCAAATGCTTTTTATCATCTCTTCCAAAGATTTCTGGTTGCAATCGTACCGCCTAACCCAATCTTTATATTGGTCTAGTAAGAACCTGTATTCGTCTTCTGAATAGCCATCGCCGAACATGTTTATTGCTTTTTGCGGTACGCCCTTTCCGTCTTCCGTATCTGATGAATCAGTAGCCTCATCGGTTGATTTCGAAAACAAATCGGCGTTCTCAATAATTGTATCTTCAAAAGTAAGGCTCGCATATTTGTCTAAATTCATAAGCTTCATATACTCGCCGACTTTATGTATGCCATTCGTTTTTAAGTTATCAACTATCGAATCATCATAATATGAATTTGTATATGAACACAAAATACGAAATGCGATATGTTCATCGCCATACTGCACAAGTGCCGTCTGATAGATTTGCTGAACGCAACTCTTGCAAAACGGTACTGATTTTATATGTGCGAAGTTTGGATTTTTTGATGGATAAAAATACCCCCTACCAGAACGTCCTTGTCTGCCGCAACGTGGACAAAGAACTTGATTGTTTTCTATTTTTTCTTCTTCTACATGTGTTGGGTTTTTAATTCTGTCTAAGCTACTGTTCCGCTTAACAGCCACAGAACTTCTCCTTTAGAGTGTCTAACGTAATATCAAACCCAATACTCATACCAGAAGTATCGTCAATCTTACTCAACATTTCTGATATAATATTGTATTCGTCTTCCGTTAATGAAATCGTTATATACTCGTCATCGTATGACATTAAAACGAATCCATTTCCTCGTCATCATATTCAATTTCAATGTCGCCTCTGACACTTTCGCTTAGACCCCTATCAAGAGAGAATTTAAGAACTTTCCTTGTCGGCACATCATAACTCTTGCCACCTATATTGCATGTGTGTGCCTCACGCCGCACAACCTTAAATGTGCCAAGACCCATAAGCCTAAGTGTGTCGCCATCATCTAGCTTAACAAGGAAATCTTTCAGCACATCAAAGAAGTCCCCAACAAACTTCTTCACAACTGGTGCTGAATATTCACTGTGCCTAGTCCTCCACCAAAAAGAGGTGAAGTCCTTCCTGTTGTATGTAATACCTTTATTCTTGTTTTCTCTAGCCATTTATACTCCTTTTACTCTGCGCATAAATCCACTGGATAAAATGCATTAATTCCATTTTTATCTACAACGCAAACAGCTTGAGATGGCTTACTAACAAATCTGTTTTTCGCAACATAATCTCCGCCGTTTACGAAAGTGCCACTTCTTACAAGTGATACACCACTACATTCACTATAATCAGTTGTATGTTTATGACCCATGAACACACCCTCTGGTATCATATGACAAAACATCGACAACCTCTGTATGCCAGACGCATCGAACGTATCGTAATCACCATGTACGGCAAAATAATTTTTACCACGTATAGGTATAGCCGCAATTGTCGGGTCAAACATGCAATCATAAAACTTTACAGACTCAACATTTACCAACTTGGCTTTGGCGTACCAAGTAACAATATCATCGAGTCTTTCGTCTCTAAGAACCTTATCTTTATCATTGATTCTTGAATGATTACCACTTACGCTTACAACATATGTATTGTCAAACATTTTACTGACTTCATATATAAACCAACTTATATCTTCTGAGGCTCTTTGTATTTGCTCCACAACATTCATACGTGTTTCTAAAATCTGTGTGAAATGAATCTTGCCGTCAATTTGGTCGCCAAGAAGTAAGATATAAGCATTCTCGCTCTGATGTCTATAGCAGATATCTCTTATCTTTAAAACGTAATTTTCAAGCCTTTTACGGATTACATCTTCGTTACATTCAGTATTTATAAATGTACCTTTAGAATATATACCCGCATGATAATCAGATAGGCATATAACCAAATCATTATCAAGTATTGACTCAGTGTTATAACTAGCGCTGTCCGCCGAGTTATATGGTGTCTGGCTCTTTATCAAGTCTTCAAGGTGGTCGAATAATTCTTCCGTCCTAGCCTGTAATCTGTTCTGCCGAGACCAACTGTTGCGCTCATCTCTATACTTAGTCTTCTCTATTTCAAGGCTTCTTTTCTGCTCGCTCAGTCTCTTTATGTAATCGTCATTTGTGAATGTATCAAAAACGCCCGCCTCATAAAACTTACGTGCGGACGCTACCTTTTTTCTATATGCTGACTCACCAAGATAATCTTCTTCATCGTCGAATAGCTCTGCATTTACTATCGGCGTTACCTCAGCCCAGTTTTTATATTTACCATCACGAATTAAATTATCGATGCGCCATAAATACTGAAACTCATTTTCGTCTTTGCGTTTAGTTAATTCCATAAGATATCACCAAGGCTTCCGATTACACCAGTAGAAATACCAAGGTCAACACTCTCGTTTGCCGTAACAAACCACTCGTCCTCAGCTTTATCGATATACATTTGCGGTGTAATCCCTGTGCGCTCGACTATGTAATCTCCAAGCTTTCCGATTTGGTCTTGATAATTCTCTATTTGACTGACTATCTCTCTAAAGCTTCCACCAAATTGCCCCGCCCCTTGATGGATAAGGAACGTACTATTCGGGAAGCAGTAACGCTCATCTGCGGCTATATAAATATAGAATCCCGCACTATATGCTTTTGATATATTTATGGTAACGACTGGCGTTTCGCTTAACATAATAGCGTCTCTTATCGCCGTGGTAACGTCAAGGTCTCCACCGTTTGTCGCAATTACGATTTTAATTTTCTTACGCTCTTCGACTGGCTTTCCGCTATCTTCGATATTCCATCTGATAATCCATTTCGCTATGTCAGTACAGCTATCATCAACCTCATAATCCAACCAGATAATTCTGTCAGCCATATTGTTGTTGTACAAAATAGCTTCTGGGGATGTAATATCGTTTGTAAAACCATCATCAAACGTAATAGGTACTATATTCAATACGAAATTCCTCCTTTTGCTCATTGCCGATTTTACGGCGTTATATCTTTATAAACATTCCTTGGCTTGCTACAGCTACCTTGAATGTTTTGTTCTTCTTTGATAATTCGTCCTCAATCAGACGTTTAAGGTTTAACTTTGCCTCTGTCGAACCGTGCTGTAAAATCAACTTATCGGTTCGTAGGTTAGAGCCTATTTCCACCAAATCTTTACATGACGCATGACTGCTAAAAGTTGTTAGGGATACAATATTAATTTTGTTATCAAAACTTTTGCCGTTGATTTTCACTTTCGAATTAGGTTTGCTATTTTTTATCCTATAAGAAAGATAGCTATTATCAGCGCCGATATACCCTATAAACACAATTGCGCTATTCGGGTCGCTTATATATTCTGCAATCCAATCCGTGACTCTGCCGTTTGTG